CTGCTTTTAATATAAACGATCTAAGTCCTCAATTATGGTTAGCGTTTAATACTGGTCAAGGAGCTATTACTGATGGTATACAGTGGGATGATCAGTCTGGTAATAATAGACATGCTTCACAAACAGCAGATGCACAAGAAGGCTCTGGTTTTAGTGGTGGTGCTTTTGTCACCGATAGTGGTAATAATGATAATTTAGATTTTGCTTCAACATTTTCTGATAGTGGTGATTATCACGTGTTTATGGTATTAGAGTTATCAGAACAAAATAGTGAAACATTTTTAAGTAGTGCTAATAACGCATCATTTATGCGTTTTGCACAGAGTAATGATCCTACTGCATTTAAAATGAAAAACGGTGGTACTGTGTTAAATATTACTCTTAGTGGTGGTTTTGGAACAGAAAAGGCTATAGCTGAAGTATCTAGAGATAGTAGTAATAATGTAAGAGTATTAAGAAACGGTACTTCAATAGGTACTGGAACAGGTGCAGGTACTTTTAGTTTTGAACAAATTGGTGCTTCATCAGGCGCAGCATCAGTTACAAGTGCAAAAATATTTGAAGTGGTAATATTTAATAGCGCTTTAAGTAGTGAAAATGCAGCAGATGTAAGAAACGATATAGCTAGTAGAACTAGTATATCTTTATAATATTAATTTAATTAAATAAAAAAATGGCAAAAAGAAAAACACCAAAGGTGAAAGACGTTATTGAAATTACGGCTAAACCAGAAAAAATTACTGAAGAGCAACTAAAAGATCTTCAAGGAACAGTTAATACAATGCATCGCTTACAGATGGATATAGGTATTACAGAATCTAGAAAACACGATTTACTTCATAACTTAACCGTTGTTAGAGACAGGGTTACAGTTATGCAGAGTGATTTTGAAAAAGAATACGGTACTTATGATATAAATATGCAAGATGGTACCATAAATTATAAAGAAGATGTCGAAGCTGATAAGAAAGATTAGTATCGGCAAAGACTATAAGAATGACGCCATGCACTATGCTGTTGGGCAAGAAGTGTATGGCGGTCATACTATTTGCGATATTATAGAAGAAAAAGAAAAATATTCTATTTATATTAGAAAAGATAAAGTCGTTATACCTTGGAAAGACTTTAACAAAAACATGGCTGTTTCAGTCGAATATAATTTAGAGTATTAATGAAGGCGCCTTTTGATTTTGTTATAGAACCAAAAGGTAGTAGATACAATAATAGTAAAAAAGTTGGTGATAAAGAACTAATATTAAATACAGAGATATTTAATCACGAGTTTATAAATCGTCACGCTATTGTTAAGTCTACACCAACAGCATTTAAAACTTGTATAAGCAAAAATGATGAAGTTATTGTTCATCACAATGTTTTTAGAAGATGGCACGATGTAAAAGGTAAAGAAAAAAATAGTAGATCTTTTTTTAATGAAAATACGTATTTAGTTAAAGAAGATCAAATATATTTATATAAGTCAAAAGATGAGTGGAAAGCTTGTAGTGGTTATTGTTTTGTACAACCTATAAAACAAAGAAACAAACTAGCTGTAGAGGAAGAAGAAAGCTGTATTGGTATAGTTAAATATACTGACGGAGTTTATAAAAAAGAAGAGCTAGTAGGCTTTACACCATTTTCAACCTATGAGTTTATTATTAATGATACAAGGCTTTATAGGGTTATGAATAAATTTATTACAATTAAATATGAGTATCAAGGAAACGAAGAAGCGTATAATCCTAGCTGGGCGAAAAGCGGTTGATGAGTTGATTAAGGTTGCGGAAGAACAAATTATCACTAACACTGAAGATGATGTATCTGCTGATCGACTAAAAAATGCTGCGGCTACTAAAAAGCTAGCTATATTTGATGCATTTGAAATACTCAACCGCGTACAAGAAGAGGAAAATATTCTGGAAGGAAAGACACCTGAAGAAAAAGAAGAAAGAGTATTTAAAGGTTTCGCGGAAGGCAGATCAAAATAATGTACGAACAAAGTTTATATAAAATAGTTGAACCGGTTAAGAAGACTACAATAAGTCGACTTAATAAAAAACGTAAATGGGAATATGGATACAATAAAGAACATGATATTGTGGTTATCTCAAAAACTGGAAAAATTGGACAGATACTGGAGATACAAGGTTTGCGAATTGGGTTGCCACCTAAACCGCAAGCAGTGCACGTGCACAACAACAAGTGGCAAAAAATAGAATACCCTAAAGAGTTAAATAAACTTAAAAATATTTTTGACTGGAGAGCTTATCCAGAAGAAAGCAAAGATCAGTGGTATGATTTCATAGATGAAGAGTTTAAACGTAGAGATGAAGGCTTTTGGTTTATGAATAATGACGAACCTACTTACATAACAGGTAGTCATTATATGTATTTACAATGGAGTAAAATTGATGTTGGCGCTCCAGATTTTAGAGAAGCTAACAGATTGTTCTTTATATTTTGGGAGGCGTGTAAAGCTGACAAGCGTTGCTACGGTATGTGTTATTTAAAAAACAGACGTAGTGGTTTTTCGTTTATGAGTTCTGCTGAAACAGTTAACTTAGCTACTATATCAAGTGATTCTAGATATGGAATATTATCTAAGAGTGGTGCTGATGCTAAAAAAATGTTTACCGATAAAGTTGTTCCAATATCTATCAACTATCCGTTTTTCTTTAAACCGATACAAGATGGTATGGA